ATGGAGCAGCGTTAGGATTTGAAACATTTGTTTCAGGTATTGGTAATGCTAATACAACTTATTATTCAATCGTAAATGAGAATGGTGAGTTTGAAGTAGGACTTGGTACAGTTACAGATGCTGCAACCGACACTTTATCAAGAGATACAATTTTATCATCATCAAATAGTGATGCTGCAGTAAATTTTTCTGCGGGCACTAAAGATGTTTTCTGTACCCTTCCTGCATCCAAAGCAGTCATACTTGATTCAAGCGGAAACATTGTTGCAAACAATGGATCTAATTTAACAAATTTAAATGCATCAAATTTAGCTTCAGGTACAGTCCCTGACGCAAGATTCCCAGCTACACTCCCTGCAATTAGTGGAGCTAATTTAACAAACTTAGATGCAGATGATTTAGCTAGTGGAACATTACCAGATGCAAGATTTCCAGCAACTTTGCCAGCAATTAGTGGAGCAAATTTAACCAATTTAGATGCTTCGGATTTAGCAAGTGGTACAGTACCTTCAGCTAGAATATCTGGTGCGTACACAGGAATTACACAGACAGGAACTTTAACTTCTTTTGCATCAACTGGTATAGATGACAATGCTACAAGCACAGCGATTACCATTGATAGTAGTCAAAGAGTTGGTATTGGTGCAACTGGTAGTATTCAAAAATTACTAGTAGCTGTAGATGATAGCAACACAGTAATTACAAATGGTACTTCTAATTTAGAACTATCAAATATTAATGGTACTAATAATACCTACAGCAGAATTTTTTTTAATGATACTGCAGGTGGAGCAGGTGCGGGTATTTTTGGAGTTAAATTAACAGATACCACAAATAATTATGGTCAATTTGAATTTTGGACTAGAGGTTCAGGTGGTAGTGGTACAAGAATGGTTATTGACCCTAATGGTAACGTAGGCATAGGCACTACAACTCCTGCAACTGCTTTAGACGTTAGTGGAACAGTAACAGCAACTACATTCTCTGGTAGTGGCGCATCTTTAACAAGTTTAAATGCGTCCAACTTATCTTCAGGAACGGTTCCAATTGCTAGAATAGATTTAAATTTACTAACAACTTCTACATCAGATGGCGATGGAGATTTCTTTGTTGTTGTAGATTCAGTAGGAGCTGAGAAAAAACTTACAAAAGCAAATATTAATATCTCAGGGTTTAATAATGACGCTGGTTACACTACTAACACTGGGGACATCACAGGTGTTACAGCTGGATCAGGTTTAACAGGCGGTGGAGCTTCAGGTTCTGTTACATTAAACGTTGGTGCGGGTACAGGTATTGATGTAGCTGCAGATTCTATTGCTGTTGATGTATCTGACTTCATGACTAATGGATCTAATAATAGAGTTTTAACTGCAACTGGCACAGATGGTATGAATGCAGAAGCAAATTTAACCTACAGTGGTACAGAATTTTTCTGTAGTGTAGGAACAAATTTAAATGCAAGTATTGTGCAACTTTCACATAATACTGCAGCTAATGATGGTGTTGGTATTACTTTAAGTAGAACTACAAGTGATTCTGACCTTGCTGCTATCGGTGTCCTTGAAGTTGATGAATTAAGTATGATGAGTAGAGAAGGTATGAACTTTTATACTGGTGGGGGAAGTACATATAATGCAACTATTTTACGTGCTAGAATTGACTCTAGTGGTCATTTTGTTCCAGGAGCCAATGATACTTACGACTTAGGTGCATCAGGAAATGTTTGGCGAAACATATACACTGGAGACTTACATTTATCTAACGAAGCAAAAGAAGAAGGTAATGCTGTTGATGGTACAAAAGGTAATTGGACTATCCAAGAGGGTGCTGAAGATTTATTTATTGTTAATAACAAATCAGGCAAGAAATATAAGTTTAAACTAGAGGAAATGTAATGAAATTTAATTTTGATAAAAAAGAATATGATACAGAAAAATTATCTTCGCAAGGAAAACTTTGTGTAGAAAAATTACAAAATATTGCTATTCAAAAACAACAATTGACTATTCAGTTTACTGATTTAGAAGTTTTACAAAAACACTATTCTGATTTACTAAGAAAAGAATTACCTACAGAAGAAGTAAAAGAAAATAAAACAGGAGCCTAGAATATGGCTTTTGGAATAACTACATTTGCAGAAAGTCCTTTTGCAGCTACAGGTTCGACTAGTATTAATGTACAAGTAACTGGTCAAGAACTTATCATAGCAGAAACATCTCCAGGTGTTATTATAGATGTAACTGTTTCCTTAACAGGTCAAGATTTAACAACAACTCAAGGTGATGTAAGTTTATTTATAGGTGTTGAAGCTTTTCCAACAGGTCAAGTTTTAAATTCTAATTTAGGTTCTGTTTCAATTACTGCTAATTCAGATACTAGTATCACTGGTGAAGCAATGACTATTGCAGATGGTACAGCTGTCTTAGACGCGAATACATTTGCTGTAGTTTCTGGTGAAGCAATGACTGCAGAAGAAGGAATAGTGGATCCTTCGCCTGATGCATCTGTTACTGGAATTGGAATGTCTGCAGCACTAGGTCTTGGAACAGTTACTGCAGGTGCTAATATAGATGTAACAGGTGAATTATTAACAGCAGGAATAGGAAGTTTAATCATAACAGCAGATGCTAATACAAATATTAGTGGTGAATTATTATCTATAGCTCAAGGTAGTGTTGTTGCATCTGCAAATGCAGATGTTTCAGTTACTGGTCAAGAATTGACCATGCAAGAAAATACTCCATCTATTACTGGAGATGCAAATGTTCCTTTGACAGCTCTACCTATGACAGCCAATCTTGGTACAGCTGTTTTAGATGCTAATACTTTAGTAGATTTAACAGGTCAAGCAATGACAATCCAAGAAGGTACAGCAACCGCAGATGATGCAAGTGCTGAAATCACTGGACTTTCTATGTCAATGTCGCTAGGAACTGTTAAAAATATTATGTGGAGTGAAGTAAATACAGGAACCATTCAACCTTGGACAGAAGTTGACACTGCTGCATAAATGAAATATTATGGTATAATTTAAGGAATCTAAAATATGGCTAACACGACATCAGCAAGTTTAAAATTAACGGTTCAGGCAACTGGAGAAAATTCAGGAACTTGGGGTCAATTTACAAATACTAATTTATTAATTTTAGAACAAGCGATTGGTGGATATACTGGAGTTGCTTTAAATGCTACAACAGGTGCTACTTTAACATTTTCAAATGGTGCTTTATCAAACGGTAAAGATCAAGTTATAAGATTAACTGGAACTATTACATCAAATGTAAATGTAGTTATTCCTGATGGAGTTGAAAAAACTTATATAGTTGAAAATGCAACTAGTGGTGCTTTTACAGTTACTTTTAAAACAAGTTCTGGAACCGGTGCTACGTGGTCTACGACAGACAAAGGTTATAAAATAATATATTCTGATGGTACTAATGTTGTGGATGTTACTGCAGATTTAGGAAATATAACTGCAGGAACCATAGCTTCAGGAGCAATAACTGCAACCGGTAATATTATACCTGGTGCAGATGATACCTATGATCTTGGAACTTCAACTGCAGTCTGGCAAAATTTATATACTGGAGATTTACATTTATCTAATCAAGCTAAAAATCAAGGAAATATAGTAGATGGTACAAAAGGTAGTTGGACTTTACAAGAAGGAAAAGATGATATATTTATGATAAATAATATATCTGGAGAGAAGTTTAAAATTAATTTATCTAAGATAGAAGGAGATTTATAATGGGAGTAGTATCGTGCGGAACTACAATGTTAGACCAAGGAGTTTTTCAAAATATTGGAGCGGTCACTTGGGACACTACAGCTAAAACTGCAGGGTTTACTGCTGTAAGTGGTAATGGTTATTTTGTAAATACAACATCTGGAGCAATTACAGTAACACTTCCAAGTTCACCAGCTGCAGGAGCTATTGTTGGTATAAAAGATTATGCAAACACTGCTGACACTAATAATATTACTATAGGTAGAAACGGTTCAAATATTCAAGGAACAGCAAATGATTATGTGATTAATACTGAAGGAAGATCAGTGGTATTAGTTTATGTAGACGGAACACAAGGATGGAAAGTTACATCTGCATCTCAAGCTTCTGATATTGTAGGTCCACTGTTTGTTACAGCAACAGGTGGAACAGTAACTTGTTGTGGAGATTACAAAATTCATACTTTTACTGGCCCTGGAACTTTTACAGTTACTTGTGGAGGAAGCCCAACTGGATCAAATACAGTAGATTATATGGTAGTTGCTGGTGGTGGTGGTGGTGGAGGTGGTCACGGAGGAGGAGGTGGTGCTGGAGGTTACAGAGAATCATCAGGAACAGCTTCTGGTTGTTACTCAACTTCTCCTTTAGGAGCGTGTGTTAGTGCTTTACCTGTTACAGCAACAGCTTATCCAATTACAGTAGGAGGCGGAGGTCCTGCTGGAGCTGGATATTCACATGGCAATCCATCAGTAGGTGGTAATGGAAATAATTCAATTTTTTCAACAATAACATCAACAGGAGGTGGTGGAGGTGGTGGTTATAATTTACCTTCAGGTCCTCCAGGTAATGGTCAAAATGGTGGTTCTGGAGGTGGTGGAGTAGGTCAACTTACAGCTCCTGGTGGTTCAGGTAATACTCCCCCAGTTAGTCCTCCACAAGGAAATAATGGTGGACCTTCAAACGCTCCTGGTGGAGCAGGTGGTGGTGGAGCAGGAGTAGCAGGAAATTCTCCTCCTGGTCCTGGTGTAGGTGCAGCAGGTGGTAATGGTGTATCAACTTCAATCACAGGATCTTCAGTAGCGAGAGGTGGTGGTGGAGGTGGTGGAGCTGAAGAAGGTCCTAATCCTGCTTATGCAGGAGGAGCTGGTGGAACTGGCGGCGGCGGAGCAGGCGTAGCAAACGTACCGTCTATAACACCTGGTGGAAACGGAACAGTTAACACTGGTGGTGGTGGTGGTGGTGGAGTAGGTGGTTCAAGTCCAGGTGGACCTCTTGGTGGCACAGGTGGTTCAGGAATTGTTATAATTAGATATAAATACCAGTAGGTAACTTATGGGTATAAATTCATGTGGAACAACTTTAATAGATGAAGGCACTTTTAAAAATATAGGTGCCATAACTTGGGATACAACTGCAAAAACAGCTGGCTTTACTGCAGTTGCGGGAAACGGATATTTCGTAAATACTACTTCAGGAGCAATAACTGTGACTTTACCTTCATCCCCAACTGCGGGAGATACGGTTGGTATTTCTGATTACGCTAATACTGCAGATACAAATAATATTACGATTGGTAGAAATGGTTCAAACATTCAAGGAACTGCAAATGATTTTGATATTAATGTTGAAGGTACATCTATTTTATTAGTTTATGTTGATGCAACTAAAGGATGGCTTTTAATTGATGCTGCAAGAGCAAGTGATATTCAACAAAATATAAAATTTGTTACAGCTACAGGTGGAACTATTACTACTTGTGGTGACTATAAAATTCACACCTTTACAGGACCAGGAACTTTTACAGTTACTTGTGCAGGTAATGCAGCAGGTTCAAATACTGTTTCTTATTTAGTTTTAGCAGGTGGTGGTTCTGGTGGTTACAACATAGGCGGTGGCGGAGGAGCTGGTGGATATAGAGAAGGCTTAGGTTTAAATGATTCTTATACAGGATCTCCTTTAAGATCTCCAACAGGAGTTCCAGTTCCAGCACAAGCTTATCCAATAACAGTTGGTGGTGGAGCTGCTGGTAGCGGGGCTTCATGTTCACCAGGTAATCAAGGATCCAATTCAGTTTTTAGTACTATCACTTCCACTGGTGGTGGAGGTGGAGGTTCTAGGTATGTACCAGGACCAGGTCTACCAGGAGGTTCAGGTGGTGGAGGTGGAGTTACAGATGGTTGTGCTCCAAGTTTTCCTACACTAGCACCTTGTGGTTCTAATAAAGGTTCAGGTAATACACCACCAGTAAGTCCCCCTCAAGGTAATGATGGTGGAGGTGCTCCAGGTGCTAGCCCATCTTCTGGTGGAGGTGGAGCAGGAGCAGCGGGTACAACAGGTTCTGGATCACAAGCTGGACCTGGAGGAAACGGAGTAACAAGTTCTATTAATACAAGTCCAGTTACAAGAGCTGGAGGAGGTGGAGGTGGTGCTCACACAGGTATAGGACAAACAGTTGGTACAGGTGGATCAGGTGGTGGAACACCTGGTGTAGGATCAAGCACTTCTAGTTCTTCACCAGCAAATAGTGGTGGAGGCTCTGGTGGAGGTGGTCAAGTAGGTGGTCAAAGTGGTTCTGGTGGTTCAGGAATAGTTATTATTAGATACAAATATCAATAAGATTAATGTATTTACTTAAATTAAAATATAATATATAAGGAGAATATTATGGCACATTTCGCAAAACTAGGAGCAAACGGAAAAGTTATTCAAGTATTAACACTTGATAATAAAGATATGCTCAATGCTGACGGAGTTGAAGACGAAGCAGTAGGTCAACAATATTTAGAACTACATAATAATTGGCCTGCACAAATGTGGATTCAAACTTCATACAACACTTCAGGTAATCAACATAAAAACGGTGGTACACCTTTTAGAGGAAACTATGCAGGAATTGGTTATACTTGGGATGAAGATGATCAAATTTTTTGGCCTAAAAAACCATACGCTTCATGGGTAAAAAATAATTCAGAAGCTAGATGGCAATCACCAATTGGTGATGCACCTGCTTTGACTCAAGAACAACAAGATCAAAACGCAGCAAATACTCATTGGTGGGAATATCATTGGGATGAAGATGCATATCAAGCTGATAATACAACTGGTTGGAGTTTGACAAATAGATTAGCTTAATATATATCTGGTGGTGGTATGCAGAAGAAAGTTTTAACAGAGCAGGCTTTATATTTTGGTGATGTTTCAATGCCGAAAGGTTTTGAAATAGATAGAGATAAATTATCGGGCGATATTTTACAATCAACATTTATAGATTCAGAGTTTCCATTTTCAAGAACTTGGGACATGTTAAATACTTACATGAGAGAACATGTAAATTTAGAATATAATTTTCAATTAGTTAATAAAAATACTTGGGGAGATATTTATAAACCTAATCAAATATCACAACCCCTATTAAATATTGATCCAGTAGATTTACGAAATTCACCTGATTACACTTTATTATATGGTGTTAAAACTAATAAATGTATGGTGCGAATATTCTATGATGACAATAGAAGAAAAGGAAGATCTTGGGATATAGAATTAAAAGATAACATGTTCATTATGTTTCCATCAACAAATATGTATGTGATTTCAAACAATCAGAAAGATTCATTGAATTTTATACAGACAATTACTTATGAATATATCTAATTATTATTGGTATTTTACTTCAGCAATACCACCAAAACTATGTGATGATATTATTAAATATGGCTTATCACATACTGAATCTTTAGCTAGGACTGGTGGATATGAAGATAAAGAACTTACTAAAGATCAAATCAGAGATATGAAAAGAAAAAGAAATTCTGATTTAGTATGGCTTGATGATCCATGGATCTATAAAGAATTACATCCATACATTCATGAAGCTAATAGAGCAGCTGGTTGGAATTTTGATTGGGATAGATCAGAATCATGTCAATTTACAAAATATAAACTCAATCAATATTATGATTGGCATTGTGATGGTTGGGATAAACCTTATAATAAACCTAATACTCATGAACATGGTAAAATTAGAAAACTATCAATGACTTGTCAGTTAACAGATGGTTCTGAATATGAAGGGGGTGAATTAGAGTTTGATTTTAGAAACTATGATCCTCATATGAGAGAAGAAATAAAACATTTAAGGCAAGCAAAAGAAATTTTGCCAAAAGGATCTATTATTGTATTTCCTTCATTTGTATGGCATAGAGTTAAACCAGTAACGAAAGGAGTAAGATATTCATTGGTTATGTGGAACCTTGGATATCCATTTAAATAATATGATTATAGAAGAATATTTTAAAACACCAATATGGTTTGAACAAAAAC